GACATAAACATCTACTCCCAATTCATTACAAAGTGCTTTTGCAACTGTGGTCTTTCCAATACCAGGAGGACCAGCAAGAAGCATATTTGGTATTTCACCTTTATTTAGAAAATCCTGAAAAGTCCTCTTGGTGCTTTCCGGGAGAATGCAATCTTCAATTGTTTTGGGGCGATACTTCTCAACCCAAATAAAATCACTGTTCATAATTTAAATTTTTAATAAACTCAGTTTGCTCAAGTAATTCCTTTGGAAGTTTTTTTGTCCAAATATAATCATGATGAGTATCATCAATTTGAGGTTCAAACATCTTATCAACTTCAACCAAATATAGTAGAGAAGGAGTATGAGTTGCTTTAGCATTTGGAACATTGGGGAAAAAATAATTAGAAAAAGCAACTAATTTTCTATTATTAAAATGTCTACCAATTTCTCTACTCTGCATCCGTACTGCAAATTCATCCAAAGTTTCTTTAAATCTTAGTCTCCCCCCAATTACCCAGTAAACTCCCTTTAACGGTTCTTCAGATCTTTTTATTAAGAGATAATTATCTTTACATCTTATCAAAAAATCAATACAAAAAATTGGCATTATTTTTATGATTTTAAGATATTCTTCTTCCGGAATAAAATTATTCATAATCAAGTCCGATCAGTTTTTTCAAATAAGAATCTGGGACAACTTCCCACCATTCATTCCCATCAAAAATATACGCAGTATATGTATCTTTGTCAAGGAAGAAATCACCTTTTTTGTATTTCATACCCATTCAGGTTTACGCTCAGGCATACGAAGATAATTACTCGCAACCCAAGGTTTAGAAGCAATATACATTTTATATGCAGTAAATGTATCGATGCTTGTATCAAGTTTGTATTCGTCCGGCATCGCCCTAGCAAATGGAGTAACATTAGTAAGTTTACCTTTTGGAAACAAATAATATGCTTCTACAAGAGTATTCTGACAGGCGTGAGTTTTATTATATCGCAAAGTATACTCATCACACAAGTTCAATCCCCATTTAATCAGCCAGTAAGCATTATCAATTGTTTTTGATGCCCACTGAGTGCAAGGATGATTGCGAAATGCACCTTTTTCTGTGGCATAAGCGTTTCCGTCTTTCTTGTGTAGTGGACCATAATTATGATACCACTTTGACGCCACAATTGATAACATTTGGCAACACTCAAGCGGCATTTTGGTTATGTGTTTGTCCGGAAGACAAACTGCAGATTCTGCGGGGAATTGATTAGTGACGAAGATATTCATCAGAAGCAATACTTGTTTACGTAATATAGGACCCTTTCTGGTTTATCTTCCAGATAGTATGCTTCAGTTTCATAAACTGGGTAAGAATTTTTACTTACCCTAACAGAACGAACAACATCATTAAGTTTATATTGATTTAATGTTGCATCAGCAATTTTGAGAGGTCCTTTTCTACACGCTTGGGCAACGTGAACTGCTTCGTGATAAACAGTTTCATTTACATAATGATTTACAGGACTGATAGTATTCTTGATGTTATTTGTACAAATTACAAATCGAGATCCATCTATCCCTCCAAAAATTTCTCTGTTCCTACAATATGCAGAGTTTTCTACAACTCTATAGTTTTTCATCATAATTTTACTCACCAGTTCTTGACCGATGGGCGTCAAATAAAGTAGAAATTCCATTAAGCAAAAGTTGAATCAGGTTCCAGAGCAATATAATAGCAGAGATTGTATTTAGGATTTGTAAACTGTGACAGAAGTTTTTGTGACACAACTACGTCATAGGCACCAGGAATAATCTTGATGTTTTCAACCTTGAAATTAAAGGTAAAATCTTTATCTGTCTCACCAACTACAATAGAATATTCGTTAGAAGTATCATTCTTCTTATCACGAACCACCAGACGAATTACACCTGCATCACCAACTGCCGATAGGTCAGGAAGTTGATAAACTGCCGCTGCCTTCAGAAGTTTTTCCAGAGTTACACTCTCAAGTTGGAAACAAACATCTTTAGAAGGAAGTTGAATTTCTTTTTCTGGAGGAGAAATGATAACATTCGGATCGGCAAAAAAATACTTCACACGACGCTTACCTTCTTTAATACTAAGATAAGACTCTTCATTAAAATCAAGATCAGGGTCCTGATGAAGACTCAGACCATTCAGAAATTGATTGAGATCATAAATCGCAAAGTCACGAGGAAAATCTTCCGTAATTTCTGCTTCGGCAAGAATATTCTTTGCCACAGAAATTGTCCGAAGACGATTACCTTGCTTCACAAGAATAGAGTTGTTGATGCCAGCAAAATTCTTAAGAAGAGCAAGAGTATTATCAGAGAGTTTCATAGTTTGAGGTTTCAATTTCACTTGTTTTCGACGAGATTAAGATGATTAATCAGTAGAATTGTATAGTGAAGAACTTTAAAAAGATCCGCACGAGGAGTTCCTTTTGTGTCATAACGATCAATATACTTGGTCACATTACCTGCACAAAATCCCTCACGACGATTATGTTTAATCTTATCAAGAGTTTGTTCAGTTCCACCGCCAGTCCTATCAACATAATGTTGACTGTAAGTTCCAGCAATATATTCTTCAAGTTTCTTAAGAATTTTGTCTTCGTTATATTTCCAAAAATGATTTGAGTTGTCGTTCATATTAATATTAAAAGTATAAGGTGAATTCAAAGTGAGATGATCATTTCCCATACCACCGGGAAGATGAGATCCCAGAACAAGCATATCTGGTGAGGGGTTAGGATTTCCAGTCAAACTAATCCCATCTTCTTCCCAAAAATCTTGATTTGATATGTTTGGCATTAATTTCCATTCATTATTTGAATAAAGGTACTCGTCCATGATAAAAGGGAAAGACATAGTTATCTTCCCCAATTATATCAGAAAGGCGCTTTCTGGTCAAGGTCGCAGGTCACATGTTCACCTTCAGAAGGCATCTTGAAATCAGCATCCACCTTATCATAGAGTTCCAGGAAAGATTGCTTGGTCTCATCGTCAAAGCGATTCACACACACCTGAATTGCCTTTGCCTTATCGTTGAAGATGCTGTAGGCACGGATGATATGGACCAGACGACGGGTGCTAATGATTTCCTCAATACCACCATCATAAAACGTTTTTCTAATAATATCCGCCCAATCGCAAAGTCGCTTACAAAAGTCACGGTCTTCCACGCCAAGGTCCAGAGCGATGCCTTCCAGAATGCGCTGTTCGGTTGCAGGAGCAGGATACGCTTGCTCAAAGGTCACAGGAAACCGTTCCAGGAACGCCTCATTAAGCACATTGGTGCCGATAAAGCGACCGTCATCAGAACCCTTACCTTTGGTGTTTGCAGTGGCAACCACGTTGAATCCGGCGGCAGGTTTCACGAAACGACCAATCTTTTTCAGGAAGACACCCTTACCTTCCAGAACAGATTGCAGACACAGAATCTTATTGGAGGCAAGGTCAATCTCGTCAAGGAGCAAGATCGCTCCACGTTGAAGGGCTTCAATAACTGGACCGTTATGCCACACAGTAGCACCATCAACAAGACGGAATCCGCCAATAAGATCGTCTTCATCAGTTTCAATAGTAATGTTTACACGAATCAATTCACGCTTAAGTTGAGCACACGCTTGCTCCACCGAGAACGTTTTACCATTACCCGACAGACCCGTAATGAACGTAGGGTAAAAGATACTGGACTGAATAATTTTTTTAATATCGTTAAAGTTACCAAACTTGACGAAGGTATCATCTTTATCAGGAATAAGGTTTTGTTCCACGGCAGGGAGAGCAGGAGGAGCGGTATAACTACGCTCAATTTGTTCGACTTTCTCTTGAGTGACTTCCAAATTCCAACGACCACGAGCAGTCTTGAATTGCTCAAGGCGACGGCTAACAGTCTGATAGTTCAGACCACGAGAGGCACAAAACCCTTTGAGGTCGCCAGAGGTAATTTCAGAACCATAGAGTTCTTTAATAGATTCAATCAGTTGAGTGTCATTCACAGAAGACTTGCGAGACATAATGTAGTTAGGTGGTTTTGTTTAACTGAAGTTATTATACAAGAAAAAAGGGGGCGGTGGAGTTCCCCCTGTGACAGTTTCAGAACTGGACCTGCTGAGTTTTCAACTTATCAAAATAGTCTTCACTTGCAATATGCCCCTTATATCCAGGGTAGTATTTTTCAACAAGTGTAGGAATACCGATAGCAGTAATGCTACTAGTGCATTTAATCCACACTTCTTTTGTATCACATTTAACAACGTGTTCAAATGGAAATTTAGTTTTCATAAGTAAATGTTTTGTTCTTAACTTTTGTATCGAATTCACCAGTTCTTCCTGGTCTCATTTTTCCAACTCCAACATTTTTACCTTTACCAGGCCAAGATGTTTTTGAAGTTCCTTTAAGTGTAGCAGAACCACCAGGTTTTCTTTGAATTAATACAGAATCTTGATCGTCTTTGGATGAACCTCTAAAATTACGTTTGTGTTTCAGTCCCTGTTCCGTTCCAAGTTTCTGTACTGTTTTCTTATATCTTTTTTTACCAAATTTACCAGAAGAAACTATATGAGATTTTTCACCCACTTTTTTTTCTTCTGGTGTTCCTGGATTTTCTGTATATCTTCCAGATACTTTAGTAGGTCCTGGAAGACCAGCACCTCTAATTCTTCTTTCAGTTCTTGCAGACCTTTCTTTATTTTCTTTTTTGGATTTATCTCCCCTTTGTCCTGAAAGAATTGCCATTCCACCCTTTTCAGACTTACTCATTACTCTCGTAAGAGAAGTCTCTTGAATAGAATAACATTCTAACATAAATTGAGAAAAAGTTTTACCTTCACCAAGTTTTGCCATTTGCACTCCTGTTTTTGGATTTCTCTCCCCCATACCCAGTTTTTTATAAATTCTACCTCTCTGTTCTGCACCCTCTTCATCACTTCTTTTTCTTTTTTTACCAGAAGAAGAAATATTAGTAGGAGTATTGGTTGCAACACCTTTACGCTCTTTCATCTTATCTTTAACATCCTTTAAGGCGCCAACGAATTGTCTTGCTCTTTGTCCAGGATTTTTTACTTTGGATTTTGGAGAACCCACAGTAATATCATGAACCTCACTATCTTTTTTAGCTCCAGTCTTATGAAACTGCCTTCTTAATTCTTTAGTATCTGTTTTCTCACCCTCTTTATGTTTTTGCTTTGCAGTATGAGCAGCATAGTCTGCAGGAGACTTATGTGTTCTTACCCATACAGGAACATCAGTCCCGCTTTTTTCCACTTTAGGTTCTTGAATAGGACCCCTTTTTCTAAATCCAGCACGGGAAACTTCCTTTCTTGCAGCACCTTCAGATCCAGGAATGGGCATAGTGCCCGATTTCCTGGAAGGTTTTCTACTCATTAAAGTCCTTTCATCAAGGAATTCTTTCTGAAATTGCATTTTTATAAACACTTTTTTGAATATTTATTTAAGCAACCAATTCAATAAACTCCCCAAGAATACGCTTATTCATTTTTTTGCTCTTTAAACTCTTGACGAAAGCGTTTTTAATCTGCGATTTAGATGCATCTTCAGAAACAGCAAACTCCGAATCTTGAGAGAGTGCATTTGCAGAAAGTCCAAAGTAAGTATTATACCCAGACTTTTTGATAGAAAATGCCTTTTCCTTGCGCCAGGAATTCATTGTCTTTTCATAATCAGGACCATAATACCCACAATAACGAAGAATAAAAGTACGTGCGTCGTGAGATTCAAGCACACGAATACCGATAAAATTAATATCAGTAAACTTATCCCTCAAATTGCGGAGGAAAACATCAGTCATTTGATGCCATTCACATTCCAGAGAATAAGTATTGCCAGTTTTGCGGTCACGCAAGAATGAATTAGTGCCAATATGAGAAGTGCCCAGATAAGGACCATCTTCCCAATGACGCTTCACTTCACGGTGATACTTAATACCACACGCTTCACCATCAGTCAGAATGACACATTGAACTTTTTGAAGTTTATTTTCCTTTTGAAATTTAGGAAGAATCTGATGAAGAGCAATCATAGATTCATTCAAAGGAGTGCCAGAAAGACTCATACCCAAAGGAGTAGGATAGGAATGATAAGAATGGCGTCCAAAAGAAACTGCAAGACGAAAAATATTCTTCATTTGATTTTCTAGCGTCTTGCCATTTACTTTACTGGTGAGAAGATTCATCATAGAAAACCACTCCCCAACCTGAATCAGACCATCTTTCTTTTGATAGGCAAGTTCGCGCATATTTGCCCTACCATTCTCATCATAAGTCACCAAAGGATAATCGGTTGTAAAAGCATAAACATCAAAAGGAATTGCAACTTTCTTACAAAACCAAACAAGATTGAAGAGTTGCTTGACGGTATCAAGCATTACATCGCCCATAGAACCAGACCAGTCAAGAACGAATACCAGACCGTGATTCTTACCAGTAGCAAGAGTAGTGACCTTTTTGAAAAGGTCCTCATTGTATTTGTAGGTATGAAGTTTGGAGCAATCCAGCACACCAGTGCGAGCAGTGGTAGCCCGAGCATAAGAATCTGCTGCTTTACGACATTCAAACTCTTTTACCAGATAATTAACCTCCTTTTGAGCAGAGCGTTTGAATTCCGCAAACTGATTATCAACCTCACCAAAAACAGATTCATAAGTGCGATCAGTGTTTCCCAAATACGTATTCCAAGATTCGTTACACTGAGAATGAATCTCTGCGTTTGAAACAATAATCTTTTTCAAATCAAGTTCAGGAATTTCCAGATAGACATTTTCAGGACCATTATTATTGACAAGTTCTTTGAGTGCCTCTTCCAGAGACTCCATCGTTTTGACTTCAGGTTCTTCATTCTTCTCACCACCTTCATTTGTAGGAGTAGATTGTTGATCTTGTTCTACAGTACCACCATAAGAGTCAGTTTCACCAGGTTGTTCCTGATCATTCTCACCTTCTTGTTGATCTGTAAGTTCGTTAGCAGGTTGTTGACTCGAACCGCTATCTTGAGACTCAAGATTATCCAGAGAAATCTTAGTCTCTTCCTGTTGCTTTTGTTTGCAATACTTATAGAGTTCTTCTGCTGCCACGAGCACATCAGCAAAGGTTTCAGTGTCGGCAATCAGGTTGATGATTTCAGTCTCTTCGCCACGCTCAATAGGAATATCAATATAGTTTCCAACCTTAAACCAAAGGTTTGCACGGTCGGCAAGATTATAAGTTTCCAGATTGTCGTCTTTGATTTGGAAGAAATCGTCGTCGGCAAGTTCCTTATAACCGTTAAAGAAGGTCTTAGCGAGACCAGCATAACGACGCTTCATCAGTTTCTCGATGCGAGCATCCTCAACCACATTCACAAACTGCGGAGGAACTTTTACTTTCTCCAACCAGTCTTCATCAGGCGTATAGAGAGCGTGACCCACCTCGTGACCCACCAGAAGGTCATACACAGTATTACTTGCCTTCTCCCACATCGGCAGAGTCAGCACACGGGTATGGACGTTGAAGCAAGCAGTCTCCACCTTCTTGTGCTCAACCACAAGGTCTTCGGTGGCAAGAAGTTTAGCAAGTTGGGACTTGATTTCGTGGCGGACGGTCATAGGTTTGATTTCTTATAGAATCATTATACAAAAAAAGAGGGTGGTTAGACCCTCTAGTGTGCCAGTTTAGGAAGTGGTCCTTAACCAAGTTCTCCAAGTGCTTTTGCCTTACGAACTTTATTTGGTCTCAACTTACCACCAGGATAGTTTCTTTCATCATTACCCTCAAAGTCAGGATCTACATTTGCACGATGTCTTGCTGCTCTCTCTGGAGATGCCTTGTCTGCATGAATACCTGCTCTACGGAGAGGTGAAATCTTTTCCGCTTCTCTCTTATCTTTTTGCTTTTGACGACTTCTTTGCTGTTTGAAGTCTTTCATCGTCATACCTTCCATAATCTCTTCTCTCCACTCTTCGCTCATATTTGCCATAATAGCAAGTGCTGCCTGATTGGTATCAGCATAACCTTCGGCAACTAGGTGCTCAAGGATATAATCAAAGAGGTCGGTTTCTACTTCTTCCTTTGCCTGCGCCTTAAACATAGCGGCGGCAGCAACTCTCTCACCTGCTTCTTTTGAACCATACTGTTTTGCTGCTTTTGCTGCAACTGCTTCAAATCCCTTACCCTTTTTACCAATATCCTCACCCGCTCTCGCTCTCTTAGCAAGTTTTGAACGCTCCTCAGCAGAAGGCATTACTTTTTTACCAGTTCCAGTAGCAATCTTCTTTTCTTCAAGAGTTTCTTCTGAAACTACTTCTTCAGATTGCGAATAAACAGAAGCATAAGCCTCCATCAAATCTTTAACGTGTTTTGCTTCCATTGTTACAAAGACTTTTTAGGTATTTATAAAATAAGAAGCGTCCCCGTGTTGGAGACGCTTCTTGAGTGCTTGGCGACGTGCCTTTGCTTGTCGGAGTGCTTGCGGTTTCAGTTTCCGCTTCTGCTCCTTTTTAGAATGGTGATAGCGGTTGGGGACTTGCATTACTCTTGTGCTTGTGTTGTCATCATACGGGAAAAACCTTTGACTTTCTCAAATTGTATGACACTTTCAAATCTGTCACGCATATCAGTCTTATGAGAAATCACAAATATATTAGCATCCTTAATGACATAACGAATAATCTTAAGGAACTCATCGGTTCCAAATCCGTCAAGTGAGGAATCAAATACCTCATCCATAATCAGCAGATTGGTATTGACGGAATTTTTGACTCGGGCGACTTCTCTCCAAGTGAAGAGAAGGGCAAGGTCGATTCTCATTTTCTCACCCTCACTGAATGAACTATAAGAAAAGTCTTCATGAATGGGTGATTTTACCGTTTCGTTAAACTCTTCATCAAGATGGAAGTTGATATAAAAATCCATCATTTGAAGATAACGATTCACCTGCTGATTTATGAACGGAAGATACTTTTTGATAATCTTCGTTTTAACGCCATCATCCTTAAGTAAGGAGTAGGCAAAATCGTAATAAACGATTTCTTCTTTTTTCTTTGAAAGGTCTTCGAATGTTTTTTGGAGATTGGTTTGAAATTCTTCTAACTTCTCATGCTCA